GTATTGAGATATATTAAGATTTGATAATTAACCATTCTAATTACAGAAATTTGAGCCTGTATCAAAATCACAGATGAAGAAGGTAACAAAGATATGGCAGAGAGAACAACACAAGCTAAATATGACGCACAGAATGCTACGAGACTATCAGACCCTACAAGTCTTAATGGTACAAGTCAAGCATCTTTAGCAATAGATACAGAAACTAACTCTAGTGGTACAAGTGTAACTACTAAAAAGAAAAAAGCTACTTCAACAACAGCTAATAGTGTTGCTTCTACAAATCAACCTCTAGGAATATATTAAGATGGCTACTACAAGTAATAAGGCTATAACAGCTGAGGAATTAAATAGTAAGAAAGGTCTTAAAGAACTATTCAATACTAGAGATGGTGAGAGAAGCTCACAGTTAGCTAAATTTAGAGATTGTTCAGCACTAACAATACCAAGCATTTTACCTCCATTAGGTTTTACTGAATCAACAGATCTTAATGATGTGTATAATTCATTTGGAGCTAGAGCTTGTAACAACCTTAGTAACAAACTACTTCTTGGATTGTTACCTCCAAATAGTAGTTTCTTTAGACTACAACCTGGAGAAAAGCTTTTAGATGCTATGGATAGCACAGATGATCAACAATCTGATACCGACACACAATTAGAAGCTAAACTAAGTGAATTAGAAAATAGAGTAATGAAAAAGATAGAGCTTAGTGGTATGCGTCCTGTAATTCACCAAGCCTTCTTAAATCTAGTTGTAGTAGGTAATGCTCTTTTACTCTATGACAATAACACTATGATTTTATATAAAGTAGATTCATATGTTGTATCTAGAGATTATACAGGTAAATTACTTGATGTAATACTAAAAGAGAAAATAAATTATCACTCACTACCAGAAGATTTACAAAATAAACTAAATCTTACAGATGAAGAGCAACAAAAAGACATTGACTTATATACAAGATATTATAGGTTATCTGAAAAACAATGGCTAACATATCAAACAGTTAACAATGAGATAGTAGATGGAAGCGAGAAAACTATCAAAGATAAACATTTACCTATAATGGTTCTTCGTTGGAGTAAGATTAACGGTGAAAACTATGGTAGAGGTCTTGTAGAGATGCATCTAGGTGATTTTAGAAGTTTAGAGGCTATAACACAGATGATATTAGAATACTCAGCAGTAGCTGCTAAGGTTGTATTTGGAATATCTCCTGGAAGTGTTATAGAAATAGATGAGCTTGAAGAAGCTGAGAATGGTGGTGTAATTATAGGTAATCTTGAACGAGATGTTACAAGACTATCTGTAGATAAACAAGCAGACTTACAGATACCAATGAGTGTATCACAAGAGATTACTCGTAGGCTTGGAGCAGCATTCTTACTACAATCAACCGTAACAAGAGATTCAGAAAGGACTACAATAAGTGGTCGTCAAAATAATTTAAATAACTTGGGATTCTCAAGGGAAAACCAGAAGGAAGCTTAATGAAATATAATAAAAATAATGAAGGTGTAAATAAATATACAGCAGGTCTATTTGATGGTGATGGTACAATATATGTACGAAAAGACTATAGAGGTAAATTAAGACTTACTATGGAAATATGTGGTGATGCTAGAGTAAAAAAAGTAGAAGATACTATACTATTTCTATTTGACCACTATGGATTTGGTAGAATAGATAGAAAAAGTTCTGGAATGATATATTGGGTAATAGAAGGTAATAAATGTGTATCTCTATTTAATAGGATAAAGAAGCATCTAGTTATAAAAGGCATACACGGAGAACGAGTTATAAACCTATGGTATCAAGTAAGAAATGGTAGGACACCTAACTATAAAGCTATTAAAAGATGGTTAAGTATTTCAAGAAGAAATACAGGTCCTATAAAACCTAAAAAACATTTTAATTGGGCATGGTTAGCTGGATATATTGATTCTGATGGATACATTGGATATAAAAATAGTATCTATACTGGTATTAGATTTAGTTGTAATAAAGATAAAGACCACGAAGCAATAAAGCTTATATCTAATTCAACAGGTCGTACATATAGATATAGTCCTTCAGATAATACTTATAGGCTAGATATACATATGAGTAAAGATACTAAAGCCACAGCTCAAAAATATTTAGTTAAACTATTACCACACCTTAGAATTAAAAAATGGCAAGCAGAACAATTACTGCATTATGTAAACACACCAAAAAAATATCATTAAGCACCTGCAGAGACTAAATAATTATTGCCCTGAGGGGTTAGTTATAGTCCATATGCATAGACATATGACAGCAACTGAGATTCAATATCTAGCTAGAGAACTTGAAGATGCTTTAGGTGGTATGTACTCTATAATCAGTCAAGAGTTCCAACTACCTCTTGTAAACTTAATGTTACAGGACATGAAGTATGATTTAGGAGACTTAGTAGAACCAACAGTAACAACAGGTCTTAGTGCTTTAGGGCGTACACAAGACTTAGAGAAACTACGAGAACTTAATCAGCTTATAGCTGAGGTATCTCCAGATTATCTTACAAAGTATCTTAATGTTCAAGAATATTTGACAAGAATAGCTACAGCTTTAGGTATTAAGGATGTAAATACACTTTTCTTGAGCCAACAACAAGTAGCACAAGAACAACAAGGACTTACAGATAGTAGTGTACCTAGCGTACAACAACAGCAACAACAAATACAACAACAATAAAGGAATAACAATGGCAAAACCAATTACAAATGATAAATACAAAGAAAGAGACTTATTAGCTGCAGAGAAAACAGGTGAAGGTTTTATTGACATTACAAATAAAATTAGAAAACCTAGAGCTAAGGCTTCTAAATGACACCTGAAGAAATAACAGCTCACGAAGAGGCTATGGTAGCTAGAGCTGAAGAAGCTGAAACATTAGCAGAAGCTAAAGCAGACCCTGAAAAGGTTGTAGCTTCTTCTGAGGAATCTGCAAAAGAGCAAGAGGTCTCAACGGAAGAAGCTAAAAAGCAAGCAGAAGCACCTAAAGAAGAACCTAAAGGCTTGGAGATAGAAGATAAAGAACCTCCAAAAGAAGAAGAAACTTCTAAAGTGATAACTCAGGAAGATCTCTCTAGATATACAGAAGAATTCCTAGCAAATGGTGAACTATCTGAAGATACTTACAAAGAACTTGCAGAACAAGGGTTTGATAAATCAGTAGTTGATGCTTATGTTCAAGGTCAGCAAGCTCTTAGAGATAGAGAAGTAAACTCTGTATATGAAGCTGTAGGAGGTAAAGATACTTACAGTGAAATGATAGCTTTCGCTAAAGAAAATTACACACCTGAACAGATTGAAGGTTTTAATGCAGCAGTAGGTTCTGGTAATCAAAGTCAGATTATGTTTGCTGTAAATGCACTAAAATCACAATATGAAGCAGCTAAAGGTTCTCCAATACAAGGCAGAAAACTAACAGGTAATACAACTGCCAGTGGTTCTGGTGGAGTTAAAGGTTATGCTACTAAAAGTGAAATGATGAAAGCTATGAGCGACCCTCGTTATTACACTGACCCTAGTTACAATAAAATGGTAGCTGAAAAAGTAGCACTTACAACTTTCTAGGTTGTACCCTCTCCCTAGTCAATTAGAGGTTATATAAATCAATTAAACAATAAGGAGATGTAATTATGGCAATTGCACCAACAGCTTTTACAGCAGTAGAGAATTCAGGAAATAGAAAGGCATTAGACCTTAAAGTTTATTCAGGTGAAGTACTAACAGCATTTGATAAGAAAAATATTGGTCTAAGCTTAGTTAAAAATAGAACAATTTCTAGTGGTACATCAGCAAGCTTTGTGGTTACAGGTAGAATTGAAGATTCAGCAGTAAATACACATACAGCAGGTGAGGATGTTTCAACTACAACTATGCCAGATAACGAGAGAGTTATCTTAATTGAAGACTTACAATATGTATCAACATTTGTAGATAAATTTGAAGAGAAAATGGCTCACTTTGAGATTAGAGCAGAACTATCTAAAAGAGCTGGTGAAGCTTTAGCAGTTAAAATTGACAAACAAGTATTTGCAACTGTTGTTCAAGCTACAAAAAGTAAAGGTGTTGCAGGTCAACCAGATGGTTCAAGTGTAAACAATGATACTATTGATACAGGTTCAACAGCAGAGGAAAAAGGTGATGCAATTATTGATGCTATCTTTACAGCAAAAGCAACTTTAGATGCTAATGATGTAACAGGTGATTTAATCTTTGTAACTTCTCCAGTTAACTATTACAATCTAGTTCAATCTAGCAAAGCTGTTAATAGAGACTTTAATGATGGTGGTAATGGAAGTATCGCTAAAGGGGTTGTACTTGAAATCGCTGGTATCAAAGTTGTTACAAGTAATCACTTCGGATATGGTGAAGCTTATGGTAGTAAGAAATTACAAGGTTTAATGTTCACTATGGATGCAGTAGGTGTTGTAAAACTATTAGACATCAACAGTGAGGCTAACTATATCCCAGAGAAACTTGGACACTTAATGACTTCAAGTTATGCATTAGGAATGGGTGTATTAAATCCAGGTGCTTCAGTAGCAATTACAGGTGGAGATGCTTAAGAGAAATCTTAAGGGTTTCCCTTTGTATCTACTTTATTTAGTATATACAAACTAAATATTCTAAATTAAGGAGATACTTTGAAATTATTTGAAGGTATAAATATGTTATTAGCTTCTATAGGTGAAGCTCCAGTAACAAGTGATGACGAAGTAATAAACGCAGATGCCTTATCAGATGTTGGTATGGCTAGAGATACTATATTAACTATGAGTAAAGTTATGCA